AAATGCAGAGTGAAGCAGTACTACAAAGCATTAAAACAAGATTAAAATCTTTTACAGATGATTGGTTTTTAAATATAGAGGATGGTGTTGATTGGATAACACTATTGGGATCAAAAGGCAACGAATACAAAATAAACAGAGAAATTGAAAAAACTATTTTACAGACTGAGGGGGTTGTTGCTATTATAAATTTTAGTACTATCTTAATTGATAGAAATTTATCAGTATCGATTAAATATATAGATGTTTACAGCTCAATAATAGATGAAATTCTGGAGATAATTTTATGACATACCCAAGCATCGGAACAGATGGAATAGCGATACAAAGCTTTCAAGATATTTATGACGAGCTAGAGGCAGGTTATAAAGGAATTTATGGCGAAGATATAAATCTTGATTCTGATAGCCCTGATGGTCAAAGGATTGGTATAGAAGCACAGGCGAGGCTTGATTTGCAATCTTATGCACTAGCCCTATATAATCAGCTAGACCCAGATTTTGCAGTTGGAGAAGCTCTTAATAGGCTTGTAAAGTTTACAGGGATAACAAGAAACCCCTCTAAAAGATCTACTGTAAGCGTGACGATTGTAACGGATAGAAATATTACTTTAGAAAGTGGTTATACAGTAGCCGACACAATCGGGCAAAATTGGGTCACGACAACAGAAAATAGTTTAACGACAGGAAGCAATAGTGTTTCTATGGTTTCAGAGCTTTTTGGAGCTTATGAAGCAGAGGTTAGCACAGTAACCGAGCCTGTAACAATAATTCTAGGGATAACATCTGTTACAAATGCAAGTGCGGTAACAGTTGGAGAGGATGAGGAAACAGACGAAGCATTAAGAATAAGAAGAAATTTCTCCCTTGTTGTGCCTCAAACTTCAACAGTAGGAGGGATGTATACAGCACTAGCTAATTTACAAGATGTTACACGAGTAAAAATATATGAAAATGATCAGGATACGATAGATACAGAATATACTATTAACCCGCATACAATTTGGGTAATAGTAGAAGGAGCGGAAGATAATGCCATAGCCCAGATTATAGCAGAAACTAAGACAGGTGGAACAGGGCTTAAAGGAAGCGAAGAAGGCACATATTCAGAAACACTAATAAAGCCAAACGGTACGGGTTTTATTTATACTCACACAGCTAATTTTGATAGACCATCTGATCAATCGCTTTATATTAAGCTTACTGTTACGCGTAAAGATGCCACAATAGAAACCGATATAACATCTATAAAAAGCGCTTTATCCGCTTTAACATATGACATAGCAGAAAGTATTCAAGCTTCTAGTCTTTATTCAACTGTTTTAGCAGTTAGTGATACTTTTGTTGTTACATCCTTAGAAATAAGCCTTGATGATGTCACATATACAGACGGAGAAGAAGAAGCTAATGCGGACGGAATAATAACTATTGATACGGCTAATATAACAGTAACAGAGGTTATTTAATGAGCTTTATAGAGGACTATCAGAACCTGCTTATAAAGCAATATTATGAAAAAGATAATGCTGTCGGGGAGATCGGAGTTCAAGCTGGTACTTGGGAGAAGTGTTTTAACCTTTTAGAGTCTTTTTTAAGTGCTTTTGATGTCGATACAGCCGTAGGAGCTCAGCTTGATATAATTGGTCGAGTAGTTGGTATTAATAGAAGAATACCTCATGTTTTAAATAAAAACTTTTTTGGTTTCGATGACAACATTTTAGCTACTGGTTTCGGAAGTTTAACAGAAGTATTACCAGATAGAGCTACTTTTTATAGCATTTTCTCATCTCCACATAGCGATTTACAGTTATCTGACCCTCATTATAGAATCTTTATAAAGATGAAGATTGCTAAAAACGTAACCTTAGGAGTGATGGCTGCTTCTCAAAGTGTTTCTATTGTTAATGTAGTATTTACAGCCTTTAACGGCGAGGCGTATGTAAAAGACAATAAAGATATGAGCTTAACGCTTTATATCTCTGATGCGATAGAAGAAGAAGCTGTTAGAGTACTTGAAATAATGGATTTATTGCCTAAGCCTCAGGGAGTAAGGTATATCATTGTTAGGGCTGATTTAAGCGAAACATTCGGATTTGATGACAATCCAGAGTCTAAAGGATTTGCCAATAAATTTGATTTAATAACAGAACCAGGCGGAGAGTTCGCCGAAAAAATTATATAAGGTAAAATATGACTAAAATTGCAAGATATGACGGTAACTATTTAGCTTTTGCAAGTAGTTCGACAAGTGCCTTCAGAACCGTTTTCGGTGACACAACTCAATCGGATACATTAGACGCTAATATGATAACTGATTATTTTCTAGGGTGGGAAAAAGTAACAAATGCAGATATACCGCCTCGCGAGTGGTTTAACGCAGTAGCTTATACCATATCTCATACTCTAGCTTATACTCATCAAATGGGAGTAGCAGAATGGAACACATCACAGGAATATCACACAGGTGCATCAACAACGTATTCGGGAAGCCTTTACATATCTCAATCTGATACTAACACTGGCAACAACCCTTCGACAGATGCGGTAAATTGGGAAGTGGTAGCTCTTATATCTGATCTAGAGAATGCCTCTAGTATTATTTATGACAATGTAACATCTGGATTAGCTTCAACTACAGTTCAAGGGGCGATTGATGAATTAAGGGATTCTGATAATATTTTATATGATGACTCATTAACAAGCTTAGGAGCGGACGTCCAAGCGGCAATTGATGCGCTTTATATAGCATCTGTTATACCTTCTGGAGCTGTACAAAATTTTGCAATGGTTACAGCCCCAACAGGATGGCTTGGCGCTGACGGCTCAGACATTTCACGAGCGACTTATTCAGGATTATTTTCAGCGATTGGAACAACGTTCGGAAGTGGTGATGGATCTTTGACTTTTGGATTGCCGGATCTTAGAGGAGAATTTATTCGCGGTTATGATAATGGGAGAGGTGTTGATATAGGGCGTGTTTTTGGATCATCTCAAGAACAACAGCTTGAAGATCACCAACACGGATTTCTCTATAGAGGCGATTATGGACGACATGATGATAATATAGCTTTTGGCCCAGGGACTACTGATCTTGGCGGTAGTGTTAGTGGTAGTGCTAAAGTCGGAACAGAAACAAGACCTAGAAACATAGCAATGCTAACTTGCATAAAAACTTAAGGAGTATAAAAAATGGCTAAGATTATAAGATACGATGGAAACCTTCCCTCTTTTGCCTCAGGCTCTACTGGGACTAACCGAACAGTTTTCGGTGACACTACTCAATCCGACACAATAACAGATAATATCACTCCAGAATATTTAGAGGGTTGGGAAATAGTAGATGCTAATGATGCCCCGACACGACAAGATTTTAACGCAATAGCATATACAACAACCGAAATTTTAGCATATCTGCATCAAATGGGGACTCCTGAATGGAACACATCACAGGAATATCACACTGGTTCTATAACAACACAGGGCGGAGCTTTATATATTTCAAGAACAGATACGAACGTTGGAAATAACCCTGCAAGTGATGTTGTAAACTGGAAAGATGTTTCTGGCGAATCTTTTAACGACACTAAATACGTTGTTGACCCAGTAGCAGGAGAAACAGATTATACGACAATACAAGGAGCAATGGATGCGGCTAATGCCTCTGGGATTGGATCTGTAGTTTATGTTAGACCTGGAGCTTACACAGAAAATCTAACATTTTATGCTAACGTAAAGTTAAAGGGCGGAGATAACCGCCAAGTTATTATTACAGGCGTTCACACACCGCCCGCAACAGGGACGGTAACAATTAAAAACGTTACTCTTATAAGTGCCACAGATGCTTTCAATTCAGCAGTAGCAGGAAGTGCTACTATAATTATGAAAGAAGTCCTTACTCAGTGTACAAATGGCTACACATTTAATCTTCTAAACTGGACTGGAGATATAGAACTAGATAATTGCCATTCTATCGGTACTAATGACGGGTTTTTGAATAACACTGGCGGAGCTAATATATATGCAGAGAATGCCCTCCTTGGAATCGGATCAGG